ATCGCCACCAAAATCAGCAACCCATTTGCGCATTGCTGAGAAGTTTTGTTCTTTCAAAGACTTGACCAATTCATTGATCGAAACTTCACTGACGCTGCTCAGAATACCAGCATCAATCTTGCCGCTGACAGAATACCGCTGAAGTTCATTTAGAACTCGACGATAATCGGGGAAGTGTTTCTTTACAACTTCAACAAGGACTGTTTTATCAAACGGAACTTTTTCGCCAGTAAGAATCTCTGCAGCACGCTTCAAAAACGCCGCAGCCATCTTTGGCTTTTCTTCCTTACGCAGTTTGAATTCAATGACCGCACATCGTGAGTGTAGAGGCTCAATGATACGATTCTTGAAGTTACAAGTCATGATGAAAGTGCAGTTATGCGCAAACTCTTCCATCGCCGCACGCATGGCTGGCTGAGTTGAGTTTGGATTTAGATAATCTGCTTCATCGATGATGATAACTTTCTTACCACCAGTCATCGAAATCGCGCTGGCATAGTTCTTGATCTTTGTTCGAAATGTGTCGATACCCGACTCATCAGAGCCGTTGATCATCAGATAGTCGCAACCAATTTCTTCACACATGGCTTTGGCGACCGTAGTCTTACCAACGCCAGCCGTTCCGCAGAGAAGGAGATGGGGAATCTCCTTGCGATCTACATACGATTGAAAAGTGCTTTTATATTCGTCAGGAAGAATGCACTCAGAAATAGTTTTCGGTCGATATTTCTCGACCCACAACGCTTCATTCATAATATAACTCCATCACAAATTATTCAGTCACTATTCTACGCCATTTTCCGTTTGTCATCAAGTACATCTCACCATCAGGACCCACGGTCATACTTGCACTGACATGCTTGTATGTTTCTGGAATAAAACGCGGACCGCAACTGATTATACCGTTTGGTGGTGCAAGTTGACCGTATTCAGCACCAATCATCATCTTGCCATTATGTCCAGCGGCTTGAATTTCTTTTATTGTTTCACACTTATCAGCATCAGGAAGAACAGCAGCAGCGGCTACAATACCACCACCAGCAACGCCACCAGCAAGACCAAGATACTTGAAGAAATTACGCCTTGTTGCCATACTTGTGCTCCCAAATAGAATACAAGCCAAGACCTACAACCAGAATAACTGGAGGTGCGCTATATGGTAGCCAATGCAAATACCATGCATTTGCCAATGAAAAAACCATGAATAGCAAACCGCCGATTAGAAATTGAATATCATCTTTATGCATAATATAACTCCGAAGAGAAGATGGGACGGGGAAGGTGAACTCCCACGGCGAGCAGTCTGGCGGATAGTGCCGTCAAATTAGAGTATTGCGTCCCATCTAGTTTATTTAGCCACGTTTTCGCAAATGGTCTGGAAGTCGCTCTGCTCTGCAACTTCTTCCTCATAGTTGCGCTTGTGGTAAACACGCGCCAGTTTGCGACTCAACTTCTTTGGAATCTCACATTCGTCTTGCATCTTCTGAAGAATCTCTTTGATGAGATCTCGCTCAGCCTCGATACGAGTAAGTGAGTTTGAGATTTCTTGAAGGCATCCCAGAACCTTTGCTTTATCAAGTGCCATTATTCTTCTCCAAATGTAGAGTTAGCGGCTTCGATTGCAATGTAGTAATTGATCGGAACATTCTTATGCGTGAATCGAGCAAGACCCTTCTTGGCGATAGAAACATCATAAGAGCCATCCATCAACTTGAAGTTTTCAACCTTCATTACAACGCGGAACACCTTACCATCACCAGTGCCAATTTCAATCTTTGATTGATCTGCTGAGTCATCTTTGACATCAGTTGCGATAAAGTTTACTGTAGTTCCATCACTCTCAAATACAAAGTTTGGTGATCCAGAAATACCTGCGCTCTTACGCATCCAATCTAGATCTTCTTGTGAGAGACTGAAAGAACAATCTGGCTCACCGAGCGAAATTGGCTTCTCAGGTGGAACAACAATGACCTTTGGTGAACAATACTTGATATAGCCAGACTTCTTATTCGTATTGATGCTGATCTTATCAGTATCAAAAGACAAATCTGCATCTTTGTATAAAGAGATTGTAGCAAGCAACTTATTCAAATCATAGAGAGCAAACTCTTGAGGGAATGTCTCATTGATTGTTGCTTCAACAAAAATTGTCTTTAGGGGAGAAATTGTTCTCAAAGTATTCCCTGCTTTGAATTGCAGGCTTTGATTGATACCCGAGAAATTCTTGAGTACTGCCACTGTATCATCAGAAAGTTTCATAATTTAGACCTCATTTGCTTCAACACGATTATTATATAACGAATCAACCAACTTGTCAACCCTTACAGTCAACTCATCCAACGAACAATTATTATCCATCACAATATCATATGGTGATGCAATCCAAGCCCATTCACTGAAGTGGACTTCTGGATAAGCATTACGCATTATTTCTTGTTTGCCGTATAGATTACATTCGCGAGCAAGCGCATACCACTCTGGGTCTTCACCGCGACGAACGCGAACAACTTTGCCACCAGATTCTACAATTGCATTGATCTCGTTTGGGAAACGAACATCAGCAATGACATAGTTATTCCATGGTGCTTTTTCACAACGACGCATCACAGTGTGGACCCAGAGGTCAGGGTGAAATACATCACGACCTGCCTCTGTGCCCATTAGCTGGAGTGCTAATCTTGGTGAAAATTCTTTGCCGAGTTTCTCAGACCACCACTCATCTTTTTGTTCGCGCCATGCTCTTGATTCAGGCGTTGCACCTTCGAGCATCTCACGATCCCAACCAAAGATGATTGAGCAAGCATCTTTGAGACTATTTGCATAACTCTCTTTGAAGAAACCATGACGTTCTACCAAGAGATCTGCAACTGTGCCTTTACCTGCTCCAATAAAGCCAACTAAACCTACAATCATAACAAAGTCTCTTGTTTAGAGAGAGCCAACAAAGTTTGCAACGGCTGGCATATCACCAGTGAATGCATAGGTTCCAACGTGATGTGTCTTCATCCATGGGCAGAGCCAAATCTGACCACCGATATTTCTCCACCACTGGCAGAACATATAGTCTTCAGACAAGTAACGATCTGATCCACGACCACCGTTTGCTTTGCTATCAATTACAGTATCAAAGTAAGCATGGATATAACGCGAGCCATCGAAGTTGGCTTGACCAACATGGTCTGGGCGGTACTTCAACTGTGGATAGGCTTCTGCGAATTTGCCGAATACTTCACGCTTGACCATCATATAGCCAGTACCAATTTCAAGAACTTCAACTGGTTCAGCAACAGAGAACTTTTCAGTGCCAGGAACTGGATTGAAGACGAAATCACCAGCCAACTTTTCCATATCACCAGGAGTAATGTCAGGGTGCTTCTTCACACCTGCCTTGACTGCACCCCACTTGATAGATTTCTTTGGATATGGACCACCGATTACATCCTTATTCAATGCAAGCAATGCAATTACATCGCGTGGATCGAAATGAATATCGGCGTCGATAAAGAGAAGATGGGTGAAGCCTTCTGCGCGAAGGAACTCATCTACAAGATAGTTACGAGCACGAGTAATGAGAGATTCGTTGAAGATAAACGAGAATCGTACTTCAATACCATATTGTGTACATGCTGACTGCAAATCGAGGCACGACTTCACATACATGCCATGAGCACTACCACCATACATAGGTGTTGCAACAAAAAGTTTATTCTTGCGCAACTCTTCTACAGATACTTCTAACTGCATAATTATTCACTCCAGTTGTAAAATTTCTTTATATATTCAATAATCTTAGACTGATCATCGAGATTTTCGTTGACCGCTGTCTCTATATAGTCCATGAGTGTTAGCGAACTCATAATATTGGAGATTTTTGTCTTACGAGAATTCTTGAACTTATCATCTTGATCATCTTTGCGATCAATATGTCGTTGATCCAACGTACTGTCCTTCACTCGAAGAACAAGGACTTAGAATGTTGTTGGGAAAACTGTTGCTAGTTTATCAAGTAATTTCAAATTGAAGAGGCGATCGCCCTCAAAGATCACATTCCCGTCTGCATTTTCATAATCTAATTCCATGAAGAACTTCTCAGCGTCTGGCTGAACCGCCATTGACAAACGATCTGTTCCCTGAAACACATTACCATCGTTTGCGTATTTGCCAAGAATATAGAGATTTAGTTTCTCTGAATACATGGCATCAAGAAGTTTCTGTGGCTTACAGATCTTCCAATCATCAGCCATCGAAATCAATCGAAACATGAGAGTGGTCTTACCAGTCGCTGGTTCACCACCCATCGCAATAATCTTTACCATAAAGCCTCCAGACCTTCTTTCACTTCTTCTTCGTCTTGGAATATCCAATTCATTCTTTCTATT